AGTAATTGTATTGTGCAGGATTCGCAGGAACACCATTCGGTGATCTTCATATTCAAGGTTAATTGATGCTTTATCATCAAAGCTGTAAAAGTCTGGCGTATAGCTGGCCTCATCATATTCGGGGGCGTCGCGTTGGTCGTGCATCGAACATCTTTGTTCGCATAGTTTTTTTGTATTGCAAATTAAATCTTGTTTTTTGTCTCCGAATAAAGGGCGCGATAAACTGCTCCCACCAAGCAAAACGGTAGTTTTTTTATCGGGCGTCCAAACATCCAAGCAAAGCCGCCCGTAAAAGTGTTAGGTCATTTCGTCTTCACCCTATCGACAAACCGGCTGATGCCGCCTTGCATTAGAACCGGCGCGGAAACGTGGCGTTCACCGTTTCGGTTTTTCATAAGTTTGATTTCGGAGTCTGGATGGTTTGCGTGATCTATGTGAAGGACATAGTCGGCGTGATGTCCGATACCGCGTGACTCGCGCAGTTCGCCCTTGTCGTTTAGTTGAGAAGCGGTCAGAACGCAAACATTTAAATGCAGCGCCATCAATTTAAGCCTGCGGACAACTTCGCTAACTTGTTGTTCGCGGGTTTCGCTTTTGCTATCTGCGGAAGGCGAGCAAAGTTGAATGTAGTCCACAACGATCCAGTCAAGGCCGGTTCGCTTTTGTTGCCGGCATATCGACTCGATAGTATCGATATCCGATACTTGGTCGTGAATGGTGATGGGTAGCGCCGATATTTCAGCGATGCCATTCTGCATTCCGGCCAAGTGTTGCTTGTTTGGGTTTTCGTATGCGGACACGCAACGCCACCCGCTTTTGGATGCCACCAAACGGCAGATGACTTGGAGCGCGCTCATCTCTAGGCTGAAGATGATGCCATTCTTGGCGTTTATAGCCCCGTGAAGGGCGGTTTGGAGTAAAGCGATAGACTTACCGCCCGAAGTCTCGCTGGCGAACACAGCAAGCGTCCCACGCTCAAACCCGCCGTTTAGCTTTTCATCCAGTCCGGTGATGCCGGTATGAAAGCGTTCGGGTTGGGTCGTCTTTTCGAGTTCGTTCAATAGCTCCGTGCATTGCTGCTTGAGCGATAGCGCCCCGACTTGTTCTTCGTCGCTGTCCGCTAGGTGTTGAGCTATGCCATTCAAGTCTGCCCGCATTTCGCGGATGTCGTCTTTGCTCTCGTGCAGTTTCGCCATCGCTTTGCGATACCGGCGGGCCTTCAACAGGTCTTTTCTGAAGTCGAGAGCGGCGACAGCGTCCCCTGTAGGGTAAGCGGTGAATGCTTCGGTGACTCCGTGGTATCCGCCCACGTCGAATATCATTCCCTTTTCTTCAAGCACCGCCTGGAGTCGGAAGATGTCGGACTTGTATCCTTCGTTGTGGCATTCTTTGGCCGCTGAGAGCAAAGCTCGGTTGGCGTGCTCGAAGAACAGATCCGCGTCCCATTTCGCCGAGTCCAAGACTTCGTAGTTTTGAAGGATGATCGAGATCGCCGCCTTTTCTGCACTCGGTGCTGTCGGGACTGCTGATCTGGTTGCTGATTCTTCTCGTTTTAAAATTGCCATGTTTCCTTTCTTTTGTTCCCCCTAGTGGCTCGCCTCTCGCCTTAAGCGAGAGAGGCGAAGCCTATCTATCTACGTTAGTAGATAGATATTCTATCTATCTAGGACTGACATGGTTTGTGTTGGGTTAGAGTTGGGTTTGCGTTGGGTTTCATTTGGGTTATTTACAGACGCATACCGACTGGCTTTTTTTGTGGCTTTGGAGCGTCACTTTTCGGACGTCCCCCTTTTTTGCCGTTGCGATAATTGCTGAACAATTTCTTGTTCTGATCCTGCCATTGGTGCAGGACAAGTGCATCGCCTTCGCGCCTTGCGTAGCCACTTTCTACGAGTGCGTTTTCGAGTTGATCCGGATCTCCTGTCCAGTCGGCTATAGCTGCGACTATTGCCGCTGGCTTTTCTATTCGCTCGCACTTTCGGAACTGGCATTGCGACCACAACTTGAGAAGGCTGAACACCCCTGCGTGACCGGCTAGGCGTAGCAGTATCTTCGTCTTGTAGTGGTCAGGGAAGTCGGGTGAGAGAATCATGGAGCAAATAGAAGTTGCTGAACATAAAACGCCCGTTCTGAAACAGAATGCCCACACATTACTGAGCGCATTGAATCAAGAACCCAATCAGCCCTAACGAAAATGGATTCGCTATAATATCCATGATTTCTTTGCCTGTCTACCTTGCATGAATTTCTCCAGTCATCTATCTTTTTCTCTGCCGCCATACGCAATGTGTGGAAACATAATAAAAATGCTCTTCCATGATCTGACTCATCAAACCTATAAAGGATGAGATCGGTTTCTTTCTTGTGGTCAAGAGTCCAACCTATTTTTCCGCTCTTTTGTTGTTCGTTTGGTATTACAGACCATGTCTCTATTGCAAGCTCTGGGATTGATTCACCTGACCTTGATTTTGCCCTCCAATATTTAGAGCACCCCTGTGTTCTTGTTTTAATATCAATGTAAATCTCACGCCCACTTTCAGTTTTTGCAATGTAGTCGACTCCAGATTTATCCATTTCAATGTTTGCCGGTAAAACCTCCGAACACTTTGTGAGCATTGATTTTATTGTTAATATGTCACTAGATTCAGCCTGAGCTGTCTTGCTGAAATTCAAGCATTGATCGAAATCGTAAAGCATTATTGGCCCTCCCCCCATGTAGTCCACCCTTGACGATTATGGCGACTGAACATTTCAATGAATGGCCCAGGAGAACATGATTCAACCAGATCATAGAACTCTATTGGCTTAGAGCTATGCCCATTAGGCCCACGTGGAGCCATGAACAAAGTTCCAACATCCTTTCGCTTTAATGGCTGGCTTCCCTTTACAGCAAAAAGTATCTGTTCTGTTTGTCCTCTGAAGTAGTTACCCATTCCAAAGCTTGGCTTTGCCCAAGTTATTGCCGTAATGTATCGAAAACCCCAAGCCTGTATCAGATCAAACCCTTTCGGCAGGCTTCGGTTTGTGATCCACATATAAAGATGGCAGTCATCATCAGCTAGAGCGCCGACTGGCAACGCCATTAGTTGCTCTTTGCTCATCGTAGCGTAGTCAGGCCGCGCCCGCCCCATCTGGTCTTGGTCACCTTCGTCACCCCAATCCCAAGGCGGATCAATTACGATGGTGGCAAACTTAGCCCCAGTCTCTATTATCTTCTCTGGTTCTGGAGCGGATTCAATTTTCTCTCTGTTCTGTTGCCTGCGAGACTCGCGCTTTTTTTCCTTCTTTTCTCGCTTAACCTTCTTGAACTCCGTCCGGTCGTTAATTGCCGCTAAAAGCTCAGGATCGTTTTCAACTTCTTCTGCCATCTTTCCATTTCGCTTAACGGTAGCAGGCGAGACGCCTGTTTCGGCTGCGACTTGTTCGGCGGTGCGTAAGTTGGGATCATTTTGATCCCCACTTCTTGGCTTTCCCTTGCCACCATCATGCTCCTTCTTCTTCCTGCGATTATAAATCCGACCGCGAAGAAAATCGGCCTGCTGCGGCTGAATGTTCCGCCTTCCAAGTTGGTTTGCGTCCATCCAGTCCATCGCGTCATCTCTGTTCGCGAAATCCTTCTCAACCGTTTTAAACGGGATAGAATTGCGAGTGCAAATCTCGTGGCGGTTGTGTCCGTCAATAAGGATTTCACCCCATAACACAAGCGGATCGCGGCATCCGTCTTTGATGATGTTGGCTTCGAGTTGTTCAAGTTCTTCCGTTGATAGTGGCGGAATGAGTGCCTTGAATTCAGGGTCTATTTGTATGTGCATAATTAAAAAGAAATCCCGCAATACATCCATGTGAGAATAGGCCAACAGCGAGCCGGATGGAAGTATTGCGGGAAAAAGTTGGTTTCATTTGCTGTATTAAACGGCTTCTCACAGCCGGGTTGAATTTAGTCTAAGATTTCAGCCTTGTCAAGTATCTTTGCAGCGTCTCCTCAGCCTCTTCCTCGATCCACCGCGTTGCTTGCGTAACAACCTCGACCCAAGTGCCGTCGATCTGGACTTCCCAGTCCCACCGGTAGCAGTCGTCTTGGTGGTTCGGCCAGCACCTGAGCGGATACCCGCGCCATTCTTGTTTATTCATCTTGGCCGGAGAGAAATTGGCGGAGCGCCTTGTTTTCTTTAATGAGTCGGTCGTTTTCTTCGGTGAGCGACTCGATGCGAATGTTTAATAACTCTACGAGCAATTCAAGATCAGCCATATTTTCTTTAACAAGTCTTGTGAGATTTAGTAGTCTTGTGATGCCGTCGAACATAATCTGAGATTCTTTCTAAGTGTTGTTCCGCGAGTGCTCTCCCCTCCGGCGAGTCATCGTATGTATGCTGGTAGACCGGTAGCGGGTCGCCCCGTTCCAACCTAAGCCCAATGGGGCAGTCATTCATACAGATGACCAACCGGAGAGAGAGAGTTCCGTTCATTTCTTAAAACGGAATATCGTCGGTTTCGTCAGCGGGTTGAGCAACGAATCCGTTGCTTTTGGCGACAATATGTTTGTCCTGCTTGGCCGCTGGCTTGCGACGGTTGCCGAGCCATTTGGCTTTCTCGTCACCGAATAACCACCGCTCCACGCAGTTGAACTGGTGATCTGGGTTGGTCTGTCCTGGCTCAACTCCGATAAGGCAGACGCCTTTTTCTCCGATCAAGTCTTCGGCTTCGACAGTTACGTCTTCGCCTGGGACTACGGCCCGTCCGATGCTCGAAAGCACTTGATCAACCTTCCACGCCGCCTTGGGAGTAAACGTGAGATGCTCCCACATCTTCGGCCCTTCTACGCCGCCTTCGAGGATGACGGCGACGTCGAGCTTGATCGTCGGATTTCCGGCTTGGCTCGTCTTCTCGACCGCCTTGATGATTTCGACTTCGTAGGTTCCAGGCTCGACGTAGTAGACGGCCGCTTGTTTTGGTTCGCTTGCTTTGTATGTTGGCATATTTGTATTTTCTATTTTATTTTTGTCTGTCTTAGTTGGAGCGAATGCGCTCCGGTTTGTACTGCGGTTGTGTCTGGTTCCACGCCGTTATTGGCGCAGAGTTCCAGATAACTCTTTTCTGACATCTTACCGCCAAGGGCGAGAATTAGTGTCTCTTTTGTGATGTTTTTGCTTGCTTTGGCTATTGCTTCTGTTTCCACAAATTTCCTTCCGCTCATGCTGGTGAGTTTCCATCCAGGGACTTCGTCTCCGTTTTCTAGTCTTGTCTTGAGATGACCGAGCACCGGCTCGGCGATCTCCTTTTCTGCGAGCTTCCACTCTTTCGCGAATGCTCCCATCGACTCCGCTGTTGCGAGTATGCGCTGGCGAATTGCATCGATGCTGTTGCCTGTCACGTCTGGTATGAGAGCGATGGCGCTCTCAGCCTGCCGCACGATGGCATGGCAGTTGTTAAAATGCTTACACCATGAACAATACTCCGAAGGCGTCGGCTTCGCATCCGCGCTTGTTGCGCGGTCGATAACTCTCTGAGTGCCTTGTTTGGCTTCTTCGTATGTGAAGTCATAACTACGGATAAGCTTTTGATCAACGTATATGACGTGAGCAGTCCATGACGTGTCGAAGTTGTCCTCCATGCAAGCCAGACTGTAGGCCATCAACTGATTTCTGTAATCCCGAACCTGTCCTGTTTTTATGTCGGAGACCCATTTTTGCTCTTTGCAAACGGCATCCGCTGTTCCTAGTTTGCTAAGTCCAGGAACTGCCATCGCCAAGTACTCTTCGCGGGTTTCCACGAACGAACCTTTTGCTAGGCGCTTGAGTTCCTCGACGCCGTAGGAGATAACACCGGCGTCTTCGCCGACTATTGCAACGTCATGTTCTGCCGAGATCAAGTTTCGGATCGCAAGATCAACCGCCGTGCCGCGCTCCGCTGCCGCGCTCGATCCGCCTGCGCCTTCAAACAATGCGCACTCGGCGAGTTTGGGCAGCGTGCTAGGTGATATTTCTTTACTCATTTTATTTTAATAGTTTAAGGTATAGGTTCCGTTATAAATAATGGGTGTTATTTGTCACGAGTTCGCCTTCCTCCATTCGACCGCCGTATTGACGAACTGATCGACGCGGAGCGCAACGCGGTGCAGGTATTCCGGCGCGCAGTCACGCCAAGTCTGCTCGGATGTTAGCACTCCGCGCCCGATCAAGAACTGGTTCACCGCGCCTTCGTGCTCTGCGAGTCGTGCTTGCCAGCCTACCATTTCGTTGGCGTCAACAATATGATCGGGCTGTTTGGTTGCAACGGCTTCGAACAGATGCGCGACCGATGCCCATTCTAACGGCAACTCTTCCGCAAGTCCGGATCGTGTCTTGGCGTCGTAGGCTGCGGAGTGCGTAGTTAGGAGGATCCGCTCCTTGCCGCCTATGCCTTTTCCTTTGCCGGAGTCGGTAGTGCTTACCTTAGTCTTAAACCTTAAGAACCAAAGCTCGTCGGCAAACTCTTTCAAGAGCGGCGCCGATTGTTTACTCAGCTTCAGCTCGTAGCGGTCATATGCTGCCAAGGCGTCTGGAGCCTCGAAGCGGACAATTTTGCTGTGAGCGATCATCACCACATTCTTTCCGGCGTCAATAAGTTGATCGACAGATGACAGGAACCGGCTCATGCGCTCCGCGACCATTACCCAGCCTTTGCCGAAGCCGAAATCTTCGATGCTGGTCTTTTTGGTCGAAGCGAGTAGGTCTTCAACGCACAGGCGCTCTGCCCAGTCTGCCGAGTCAATGACTACGGTTTTGTAGTCCGTAGCTTTAGCCTCGGCTAGAGCGTCCGTTAACTGCTTCCAGTTGCTGATCTCGCAACGATCCACATCTAGGTGGGACGTGCCGCCCTCGATGTCGAGAAATAGCGGCTTCGGGAATTTGGCCGCGAATGTTGATTTGCCTACGGATTCAACTCCGTAGATGACTACGCGCTGGGCGCGTGTTTGTTTTCCTTTAGTTATTTTCATATGTTTTGGGTTTCTGCTTAAAATATTGGCTCCTGAAAATCATGTGCCAATTTTATGTCTCTGGCCAACATCATTGCATTTGCCAATGCGTATGCCGCCGTAGCGACTCCAATATATGCTTCGGAATAATCGTATAAATCAGCCACAGCAGGTACTGATAGAATTATTTCCCCATTTGAATCGTATGCCTTAGATACATCATCATCAGAGTCTTGCAGTATTTCATACCTTGACCGCTCTACTTCATTATACATCAATCCATTGAGTGCCTGTGCGGCAAACCAATCTCTTAGTGTTATATTTTCTATTTTCATTTTCTATTTTCCTTT